ATTGATTATCTATATCCTGTCCTTGGTGTCTTTATGCTCGCAGGGTCTACGTCTTGGGATACCCAGCCAGGTCTAGTGTCTAGCTTTACGATTGAGGCAGTCGAGGATGTCTTAGCATGAGCAGAGGTTTCCCACCAGCAGTAGCAACGGCATTGGCCCAGCAGCATGTTTCTATTGTTACGTTCGCAAAGCTAGAATTCCCGTCTGGGACTTTGTACGTTCACAACTCAATCGGTACTTATAACTGGGATAGCCAAGATTGGTTAGGTGTCGGTGATTTAGGTTCTATTAGCCAAGTAGAAGAAGGTCAAGACGTTAGCCCATACGCGATAACTTTAACGCTTTCAGGGCTTGACGCTACGATATCTGGTGCAGCACTGACAGAAGACTACTTCATGCACCCTGTCACGGTTTATCTGGGAGTCTTAGATGCTGACGATGCACTGATTGCTAATCCGACAGAGATTTGGGCTGGATTCATGGATCAGATGAATCTAACCGTTGGGGCAGATGGTGGTGACGCTATTCAATTAATTGCCGAATCTGAGCTATCACGTTTTGATAAGTCTGCAAATCTGATGTACACCAACGCCGCCCAGCAAGAAAGATACTCAGGCGATTTATTTTTCAGTCATATTCACAAGGTTCAAGGCGCTAAGTTCGACTGGGGAGCTAGGACTGCTGGTAGTAATTCGACCCCAGCAATAGACGATGACAATGGTTCTGTCAAAAACCCAAGCAACAAATAATGCAACTGCAAGTTCTGCAAGCATTAAACAAATGGGAGCGTAGAGACTTTACCTACGGCGACGCTGATTGCTGCCAGTTTGCTGGATTTATCGTCAAAGAGCTGACCGGCAAAGACTATTTGACTGATTTCCACTATAATTCAGAGGACGAAGCGTATCAGATAATCAGGTCTAACGGCGACCTAGAAGACACTGTTTCAACGGTCTTAGGCGAGTCTACAGACGAGATTGACAGTCTCCCTGATGGTAGTCCGGTATTGGTTAGTTTTCCTGAGACACAGCTTCTAGGCGTTAAATTGGGCAATCAAGCAGTATGTCTGACGTTAAAAGGTCTGGCTAGAATGCCTAAAGAATTCATCGTATTGGGTTGGAATTTATGCCTCAATTAATCCCAGCGGTAATACAAACGGTTCTTGCTACGGTTGGATATGCAGCAGCATCAGCAGTTGGTGCAAGTGTTGCTTATACTACTGCGCTGGCTGTTGGAGCTGCGGTTATAGCAGGGACAGCAGTATTAGCTAATAAAGCAATGGCTATGTTTGAAATCGACATGCCAAAGGTCGATACCGATGCAAGCCGTCAAAGAACAGTAAAATCAACCACTGAACCCTACAAAATCATCTATGGTGAGACGCTTGTCAGTGGCCCTATTTCCTATATAGGGATGTCTGGAACTGACAACGAAGACCTATATCACGTCATAGCTTTAGCAGGGCACGAAGTCACAGATATCACGGACATCTACTTCGACAATGAGCTGATAGAGGATTCTCAGATAAATGGCGGTTCTAGTGCTGGCGGTAACGTTACAGCAGGGACTTTTGGCCCTAAGAACAGCACGACTATTTGTGTAATTAACAAGCACTTAGGAACGGCTACACAAGCTGCTGATTCTATGATGGCTGGCACGTTTGCTGATTACACTTCAGCCCATCAGGGTAAAGGCATTGCTTACATAGCAATGAAATGGAAGCTGAACGAAGACTCAGCAGAAGTCTGGGATAAGTACGCACCGTCAGACATCAAAGCTATCGTTCAAGGTCGAAAAGTCTACGACCCAAGATTAGAGTTCGCAAGCGTTGCGACGTATGGGCAAGACGTAACCAACGCGAGCTATATAGCTTATTCAACCAATCCAGCTTTATGTTTGGTTGATTACCTAATCAACGATGACTTTGGAATGGGTATTGCCCCATCAAAAATAGACTGGAACGCAGTAGTAACTGCTGCCGATGGATGCGATGTCTCTGTTGATGTTCCTGGCGGCACTCAAAAAAGATTTACTTGTAACGGTGTCCTGTTCGGCACAGATTCAAACCGAGCAAATATAAACAAAATCCTATCCTCAATGAATGGCTCGTTGGTTTATTCCAACGGCAAATACATTATCAGGGCTGGTATTTACGAAGCGCCAACTGAAAGTCTAAATGAAGATGACCTTATCGGTGCTATTGGTATCAAGACATCGTTTGAGCGGTCAGACCGATTCAACACGATTAAAGGGATATTCATCGACCCCGCTCAGAATTATAAATCTAGCGAGTTTCCAAAGGTACAGTTAGCTGACGCTGTAACAAGAGACAACGGGGAAGTCTTAGAGAAAGAAGTACAGTATCCCATGACTAACTCTAGCTACATGGCTCAGAGACTGTCTAACAAATTAATCCAGTTAAGCGACCAACAGAAAGTTGTTAGTTTTCCAGCAAACTTGTCAGCGTTACGAATCACCGTTGGAGATAGGGTTCAAGTATCTGTTGAGGAATTAAGCTGGTCAAACAAAGTCTTTTTATGTGTAGGATGGACATTCTCAGAAGAAGGCGGGGTTAATCTTACTCTTAGAGAGGATTCTAGCACTTCCTACGCCGACCCAGCATCTAATGAATATTCAACCATCACAGCAACTGGGGACATCACAGACGGGTTCAGGGGCGTTCCTAGCCCATCTGGATTGAGTGCTACACCAGGTTTAAAGAGCAACGAATTAAACTGGGTCAATCCTGGTCGTCCCGCTGATTACGGGACTATCTATGTCTACGCATCGCCTAACGGTAATTTTAGTTCAGCAGTTAAGATAGGTGAGACAGACGGTACACAGTTTATTCATGATGCGTCTAATTCGGCAGATTCAGTTAGTGCTGGTGATTTACGTTATTACTGGGTCAGAGCTGTTAAAAACGTAGGAACTGACGCAGCTAGTCAGTCTAACTTAGAGCCGAATGCTGACCCTAACACTACGGTATTCGCTACAGTCGGCAGGGTTGAATGGGCAGACGTTTCTGGTTCTACTAATGCACCAGCGGATAACGCAACTGTCGGAGCAAGGTTAAGCGCAAGCGCTGGAGACACTAACGGGAATCTTGTTGATACCGATGGCACGACCAGAATCATCGACACTACAATCAAGAATGAAGTTTTGCGTCAAGAAGTCTTGTTGGTTGAGGTTGAGGCTGGCGAAGTTCTGGACTTGGAAACGGGACAAGAAGTTCAAGTGCAGAATCTCGGAGACGTGGCAATCTACGTTTCTAATCAAGATGCAGTGCTTCAGAGCAATATCAACACTGTTGCTAATTCGCTGTCAAACCTTGAAGACGTTATTGTTGATATCACGTCAGGAACGTCTGATATTTACATTCAGACAACTGCACCTGTTGCTGGTGTTGGTGGTATTCCAGACCCGATACCTGAATTTTCCCGATGGTATGATTCAGATGATGACAACAAACCGTATTATTGGAACGGGACATCGTGGATTGATTTGTCTAACCCAAAGATAGCCCAAAACGCATCTGATATTACAAATCTTCAAACATCCTTATCAACGACCAACTCAAATGTCAGCAGTAATGCCAGCGCAATATCGGCATTAGATGCAACTACGATTTCACAAGGAAACTCTATAACGTCAATCGCAGCCGATGTGACTGCATTGGAGACAACGGTTGACGACCCTACCACCGGAGTTGCAGCAACATCTACAGCTTTGGGAAATCTAACGACTAGGGTCACGGCTACTGAAGGGTCAATTACGACTAATGCTTCAGACATTACGACTTTGCAAACAGATGTAAGTACTGCTGAAGGAAATATTACAACCAATGCAAGTGCTATATCGGGACTTGATACACGAGTAACGACTGCTGAAGGCACTATTATCTCGCAAGCATCAGATATTACTGAATTGCAAAGCGTGGTAAATAATCCTTTGGCGGGAATTATAGCAAACGCAGACGCTATTGAAGCGCTGACGACCAGGGTTGATGATACGGAAGATGGCGTTGACACGAATGCATCTGCTATTACGACGTTAGATGCGACTTATATAGAAGACCTTCACTTTAGGACTGAAGTAGAAGATGAAAACGATGATTTAATAGACTTAGAGACTTCTGGGACAGTACAGCTCCAAGATTTAACTGACTTTGTTTCCGGTGCATCAAGCGCAATAGACTCTTTGACGGTTCAGACTTTTGCTAATGAAAACGGCATTCAGACGCAAGCTGTCCAGCTCACCGCATTAGAATCTACGGTAAACGACCCAACAAACGGTGTGGTCGCTAACGCCACTGGTGTTTCAAACCTATCAACCCGAGTTACTTCTGCAGAAGGCTCTATTACGAGCCAAGCGGCAGATATAGTTTCTTTGCAAGCAGATTTGACAACAGCAGAAGGAACTATTACTGCAAACAGTAGCGGCATAAGCGCTCTGGATGTTCGGGTAACTTCTGCAGAAGGCTCTATTACAAGTCAGGCTTCAGATATTGTCACGCTGCAATCAGGCTTGACTACTGCTAATTTAAACATTTCAAGCAATGCATCAGCGGCTTCTGCGCTTGATACTAGAGTTACGTCAGCGGAAGGGTCTATTACTTCACAGGCTTCCGACATAACTACGCTTCAAGCAGATTTAACTTCGGCTGAATCAGATATATCTGCCAATTCAACGGCGGTATCTGGGCTTGATACCCGCGTAACATCAGCAGAAGGTTCTATAACAACGATTTCATCTGATGTGACAACCCTTCAGTCAGAGTTGACAACTGCTAATTCTGATATAAGTGGGAACTCAACTGCTATCACTAATTTAACTACGCGCGTGACTTCTGCGGAAGGTTCCATCACATCGCAAAGCCAATCCATCACATCGCTTCAGTCTAGCCTTAGCATTACAGATTCAAACGTATCAACAAACGCTACCGCCATTTCAGGACAGGCTACAGCTATTTCTGGACTGGAAACGTCAGTCACAAGCATAAACGGGTCTATTACGGCAATTTCAAGTGATGTCAGCACGTTATCGACTACAGTTGGCAATAACACAACTTCCATTAGCACAAACGCAACGTCGATAGACGGGGTTGAAGCCAATTACACAGTTAAGATTGACAATAATAATAGAATTAGCGGATTCGGGCTTTTATCAACAACGGCAGGGTCTACGCCTACTTCAGAATTCGTAATCATAGCGGATAAATTTAGAATTGTTGACCCAAACTCAACTTCATCAGCGCCATTACAGCCGTTTACCGTTACTTCCCAAAAGATAAGAATGGGAACAAATGTAGAAATTAACGGCGACCTTGTGACTTTGGGAACTATTTCTGCCGACAGGATTAGTATTGATAATGTAACTTTAGACACGGACGGCGCTGGCAATTTAATCATTGCGACTGACGGGGTTGATACGGGTCAAATAAAAGCAGGCGCAGTTACGCCAACAGAAATGACTGTGACGAATTTGGCGGCAATTACAGCAAATCTTGGGACTGTTACAGCTGGCTCTTTAGATGCTGGAATTATTACCGGCGACGTTAATGAATCAAACGTGATTCAAAACGCTACATCATTAGCGTTTAATGGCCCAAGCGGAGAAGTAACTATTTTAGAAGGTAGTGTTGCCGCTTCAACTGGCGATGGGCATAAGATATTTTCAGCTTGCTCTGGTTACATTGATTCAACAAGCTCAAAAGTCTATTGGATTAGAATGTATTTACGAGATACGCCAACATCAGGCTATGTATTAGCATCCACCACAAAAGTAAAAGCCACAACAGATATTGCGACACCTTTCACAATCGCAGGGGGTACGACAGCGGTTAAGACTGATGAGGTCGGTGTAAAAATTACAATTCGGCGGTATGGGTCAGACGGAACAACACCTGATGGGTCAACAGCGCTTGATTATGTCCGAGAAAGAACTTGTTTTATTGAAGGTGTCAGATAATGTTTGCGAAATGGGAAAACGGTAAACTGATAGCTGGGCCGCAATCTAAGCCGACAAGTGGTGATTGGCTAGAAGTCATTGATGAAGTGGTTGAATATGATTTCAGGGCGTTCCACAAAAAACTAAGGCTAGTTGAAGGTCACTTAGAATATTATCTTGAACCGTTTGATTATGACTTTTCAACAGAAAATCGGCAGACGAGAAATGAGCTTTTATCTAAAACTGATTGGACTCAAGTTGAGGATTCCCCGCTCAGTGCAAGTAAGAAACAAGATTACAAAGATTATCGACAGGCCCTACGAGATATAACAAATCATGAAAACTGGCCTAATTTAACCGATGAAGATTGGCCCATTTTGCCGTAAAATGACGGAATAGGAGACGAATAATGTCAAAGATTAGTGAATTATCAGACGGCGGTAGCTTAGTCAGCACAGACTACCTGATTGCTGTCCGTAGCGGTGGAAATGTTAAAGTCCGAATGGACGAAATCAACGTTGACCAAGTAGACCTTGGCGACAATGAATTTATCCGTCTGGGTAATTCTCAAGACTTAACTCTTGTCCATAACGCCAGCAACTCAATTATTAACCAAGCTGGCATTGGCGATTTGCTGATTCAGAAGGCTGGGGCCACCAAATTGACGGTCAATTCGACAGGCATCGACATAACGGGTGATATAACTTTAGGCGACACTAACCCAACCATTACTTTTAATGATTCAAGCATTACAAACCTAAGCCACACAATTTCTTCTGCTAGTGACAACCTAAGAATTACGGCAGACGTTAATGGCGTAGATGCTGGTTCAAGAGTCGAAATATTTGATGGCACAACTGAGGTTGCTAGATTTGAAGCAGGAGCAGTAGATGTAACGGGTACTGTGACTGCTGATGGTTTGACTGTTGATGGAACTGGTGCAGAAGTAATCTCAGTAAACTCAACAGCAAATGGTTCACAGATTGCTTTTGACAGTGCAACAACCTCTTCTGATTGGCTTGTTGGTATTGCCAATGATGCAACCGATGACTTTTTAATTTATCAAGGTGGTGCAGGTGCTGGAGATATTAGACTATACACTGATGGAACAGAACGTTTAACAGTTTTAAATGGTGGCAATGTCGGGATTGGGACGAGTTCGCCGTTGGCAACGATGCACTTAAGCACTACTGGCGGTGGGTCTATATATCTTCAAGATAGTGATGCTACTGCAACTTACAATATTTCAGAATTAAGTAACAATGCTGGCAACTTTGGTATTCAGACGCGTGACTCGTCTGGTACGTTTGTAAGCACTGATTATCAAATTGTTAAAAATGCTTCTGGTGCTGACTACCAACGGTGGTTTACCCAAGGCTCTGAACGTATGCGCATTGACAGCAGCGGAAATGTGGGGATTGGGACTGACGCCATAGATTTAACTTCATCAGGCAGAACAGTTGTTCAGATAGAAGGAAGTAGCAATGCACTGCTTAATTTGACTGATGGGACAAGCCGTTTGTATCTACATCAAAAAGGTGGAACTTCTGGTGCTGATATTTGGAATAGCGCAAATAGCTATATGCGGTTTGCTACCAACGACACAGAAGTCATGCGCATCGACGCATTAGGCAACATCGGTATTGGCGAAACCTCCATAGGTAGCAACGCACTTGAAATTAGGCGGTCTGGAGCTTCTGGAATAGCCCTGAAAGAAACTGGTGTTGCACAGTTAATCGTTGAGCAGGACACTGAT